TCCAGCACAGCGTCTGAAAAATCCTTGGGCTCATTGAATGCTTCCGGAATCAGCCTGTTCAAGCCCGCATAAACCAATCGTGGCAGCTGATACATCCTGCCGGTGAAGTACCTGGCGTACAAATAAGCCGCCGGAGCGCCGATTGCTCGGATTGCCACATCCAATCGCTCGGCACGGGTGGGATTAGCAATGATACTGCCGTCTGGGGTGATTAGAGTATCCGAAAAGACAGACCGCAGGCTTTGCCATGCTCCTGTTACAGGTGTAGCCTCCGCTGCCTGCAGACTGCCGAATTTATTGTCTGATGTTTTATCTAATGAAATCTCTGCCGGAGCCGTCCAGGCCGCATCGGTGGGGTCGGCAAGCAGTGGGGCTGAAGACCAAGTGTACCGATAGTCCAGCACAGGGAACAGCTCCTGACGCTGCCCAGCCGGCACAGACTGCCATTGCTTGTCGGCCTCCGGCGGCAATGGAGGCTCGCTGGGCGGCAGGGGCTCAAACCGAATTTGGGGTTCTATGGCTTGCAGTCTCATTTGTGTTGGTGCTTAAAGTATTCTATCTGCCGCAGGCGGCGTTCAGCAGCCCGCCGGCTGGTTAATGGACGGCTTAACCTGCGTCCTCCTTCACTATACACCACATATCCATTGCTGGTCTTGCGTATCATAAATCGAATTCCTTCAAAAGGACATCATCGGCATTTTCGGGATTGTCGATTACAACCTTGTATGTCCGCACCGTTCCTCCGGTATCAATGTCGACCACAAACGCACCGGCTTTTTCATCGTATCTCGGCTCTTTGCCGAAACTCTGCTTGGCCCACTCCCGCACAGCATCGGCCCGCTGGCCGGAAGGGGCGACAGGCGGAAACACAGGCAGTCCGCCCATCGCTTCACGATAATCTTTGACAACGTCCGTGTACGGCTTGGCGTACATCCGCAGCAGGTAATCGGAGTACCCCCGAATCGCATTTTGGTCGGCTTTGGGGTTAGATTCCAAAAAAGCATCCATCGACCGCTTGTACCGGCTGTAATTCCACTCCTGCACCTGCCGCTTAATCTGAAGCTCTTCAGCCCGCCTCTGGATTTCCTCATCAGACAGCCCAGGGTTGGCCATCATCACGGACAATGTAGCGCTGAAGGCATCCGGTGTAGCAACAGACGCATCCACCATTTGCGACCTCACCTCGCTTTCAAGGGAGCTGCGGACAGTGCTGATGTGCGATTGCTGCTGGGTATGGGCCAGACGCAGAAGGCCCTGGGCGTCTTCGGATGTCAAAAAGCCTTTGTTTTCCGCACGTAGCACTGTCAATGCAAACCGATTAGGGTCGCCAGCGCCGAGGCCGACTTCAATCGCCTTATTGTGCAGAGCATTGAACACTGCGGTATTGGTCTTCGGCTTGGCCGTGCTCTGCTCCATCTTTTGTCGGAACAGGATGCGCCATTCCTTAATAAAGTCGTCAAACTGCGACTGTTTATCATCGGCGACCCGTGTTTTCTGCCAGACCTCGTCAATAAAATCTTCCGTTAAGGATCCGTCAATGTATCTGTCCCTCAACTGGCGGGATACATTGGCTTCGATTGCAGCATACGCATCGGCCTGCTTGGTCTTGAATGCATTAGCAGCGCTTTTGGCATACTGCCGCAAGTCCAGCGCATCGGCGGCGTCCAGTTGGTACTGCTCTGCGTAGGTTTTGGCGATATCCTCTGCGTCGTCTGGGCTGTACTGTACGGCTTGGGCAACATCGGTTTTAGCTTGCCGAATAATGCCCTGATAATGCTCCGTCTGTCCGGCTTCTCGGTGCCTGGCCATGTGAATATCAAAGGCGTCCCTATTGGGAAACCAGTCCAGATACCGATTGGTCTGCACCATCTCATTATAAATCGCTTCGCCAGCCTGTGTCTGGCCGTTTGCATACGCCTGCTGGTAGCTGGCCGACATGGCTTCCAGATTCAGTTTGGCGGCTGTCTTGGCCCGCAGGGATTCCATCTTGGCGATTTCGGCTCCGTGAAACGCCTTAACATAAGTGTCGATAAACGGCCGCCTCTGCTGTGAAACATCCTCCAACAATTCGCCGATCCGCTGGGCAGCATCATCCAGCTCCAGACGGACACTCTCTTCCCATCTGGCGGGGTCGGCTTGGTTCTCATAAATACCGTCAATGCGGATTGCAGCGATATTGAGCAGGTCTTTGGCTTGTGCTGTGCGAAGGTCGTCTAAGTGGGATTGGTACTTGTCATGCAGAAGCTGCCGCAATTCGGCATAATCCTGCAGGCCTTGCCCCATCCGGCTTAAAGCCTGTGCAGGCGCATCCGAGAATGAGACCGGTTGTGCCTCCACAGGCTGAGGAAGGGGGGCTGGGGCGGATGAGCTGTACCGCAGGAATTTTGACATTTAATCCTCCTTTCAGCTTCCTGTGGTCGATGTCGTCATCGCCGATGCGGCAGAGTTCATAGACCGCAGACTTGCCAAACCCAAAGCCACACTCGAGACACCATTCAAGTAGGCCCACAAGGCATTGCTTCGGCCTTGTGCCGCACTAAACTTGCCCTCCGACCGGAGCAGTGATGCCCGCTGGCTTCCCGTTTGGTAGTCATTAAGACCCTGCGTCAGGATTAAGTTCCTGTCCAGTTGGTACTGATACGCCGTATCGGCCAACACATCCAGTACACTGCCGGACAGCGATATACCGGATTTTGCCGCCGCAGCGATGTTTTGGCCCATCGCAAGACGCTGCTGCCGAGCCAAGCGTTCGCTGTTGAGACGGGCGGCCTCCATCTGTGCTTTACCCTGCCGCTCTGCCATTGCCGCGTTGTACTCGGCAATCCGCTGGTTTGCTCTGCCTTGTGCCTGCGCAGCCAGACCCTGCGCAACAGACGCAGTTCCCGATGCCGCCAAGGCAGCCACTATTAATGCTCCAGATGACATTGGTACACCTCAAAAGCCTCGTTGTCGTCTCTCACCTTCCTAAACCCAAACCTTTCCGCCAGCCGGCGGCCTGCCGCAAAGTTCCGCTGGATGCGTGCCGACAGCCATCGGAAGCCAAACTCATCAGCAAGAATAGCCTTGCCAGCTTTCAGTGTGCGGAGCAGGACAATGGGATACCGTTGGGCACACTGCGCTGAGACTCTCAGCCAAACTTCTCCGCCCGTGCCGTCCTCACTGACAATCACGCCGCCGCAGGCGATTGGAATGCCGCCGCTGGTCAAGGTCAGGGCGACAGGGTGAATATCCACCGCCAGTGATGCCTCCGAGAAAGGAATATTCGGAACGGCAGGCTCGACGGGGTCAGTAATTTGACTGTAGTCGCCAGATTGATAAAACCTTAAATGCATAGAATTCTCGTTATGCCGGCTCGTCTACACTAAAACCAATGGATGCACTTAATACTGTAAATGGCGTTGGAGTGTCGGAACGCACCACCAAAAAGCCGTCTTCCGCAAAACCTCCCTTGACCAAAACTTCTGCATCATCCGACTGCGTAGAATATGCAGCGTGCAGATCCGATAAATATTCTTTATTGTCGTATTCCTGGCCAGCCGCACCATCAACTGACCGAACATACCGCACCGACGCCTTGTGTATTCTTTTTGTGCGGGACTGCAGGGCCTGCGCCTGTGGAAGCTCAAGCCGCATGGTGCGGGCCTTCATAGCATACGGCAGGCCGACTATATAATTGGTAGCATCAATGGGTATCGCTATTTGCCCGCCGGACACTGCAAACGACCCCACAAGCCTGCCGTTGGACGCAACATAGACAGTATTGCCCTCTAAATGCTCCAGCCCGCTGATAATGGTGTGGCTTTGTGATGTATCCGCAAGCTGGACATATCCAGATGTCAGCTCGTTGACGAAATAAATCGGATTGCCGACAAGCGATTCATATAGCATAAATGTGTTCTGAGTGACATTGCCGACACAGCAGACTCGGTTCAGCCACGAGACATATACAAAGTCGCCATTGGAATAGCCATGATTGGGTAAGTAAACAATCAATTCTGTACTGGAATGGAACGGTATACCGCCCAATTCCCACACGCAGTAAGACACAGTCCCTTGAATGTCGGATACACTGTCAACAGTGTATGTTCCTGAGCCCTCATTGAATTCAAATACCGCAGATGCTTCTCCGCCTTCGAGAATGCTCCCGCTGTAAGGCCGCCCGCCGCCGTGGTTGTAAATAGCTGCGACCTCTGATGCTGACAAGGCTTTTTTGTAAATTCGCAAGTCGTCCACTGCACCCCAATAACAGGCATTGTAACCTCCCCATTCCCACTCGCTGCCGCCGATGCAGAAATGTGATTCATTGCCCAATGTATTCACAAGCGTGCAGGGCGTAGATGCTGCTGCTTGCCCATCAATATAGAGCGTAATATAACCATCTCGGTCGATAACGCCTGCTATGTGTGTCCACTTCTCAAACGGGATTGTCTGGGTGGAGACTGCCACGCAGTCGGTCATAGATGCATCGGTTGTGCGAAACTCAACTTTGCCGTTACGAAGGATGAGGCCGTAACCAATGACATCTATGTCAGCAACTTTGTACGCCACCAGCCCAGTTGGTGCGGGCGTGCCCTCATCCGCAGCCGGCTTAATCCAGAGGGCAATGGTGAAATCGCCGCTGCCGGCATCCAGCGCATCGTAGTGCGGGACGGTAATACGACCCCAAGTTGATTCCGGCAGCGTGAGATAATAGTTTGCCACAGACCTGCTCCCGTTAGTTCCAGATTTCGGTTACCGTGATGCTGGAGGTCAATGTTTCGCCGTACAGTGTTCCGGTTGTCCCATTGAACCCAACAGTCACCGAGCTTGCACTCCCCAATTTGACCATATATGTAATCTCAGACAGCGATGGTGCAGTGGTGTAATAAGTGATAACAATAGTCCCAGAATGTAAGGTTGAACCGCCGCCCCATCCGCACGCCAGTGCTTTGCCTGCTGCATTCTTGAATAGTGCAGCACACACAGAGGTGCCGTTGCCATTCATTCCGTACTGTACCACTGCGTCCACCTTGATGATATTCCCAATAGCCTTGGGTGTAATCGCCGCCTGCATAACCAGTGTGCCTCCACCCCCATAGGTTGGGGCTGAGCTGCTTGGAATAGTGGAATTGCAGAGCAGATAATTGGTATATTTGCTGTAGACGACTTGTGCCGGCAAGCCTTTGTAATTTGGAACTCCGCCGGCACTGTGTCCAACAAGCAGGAAGTTGTTCAGCTCTGTTCCCCAAGTGCCGGCAGACCCGCCGATGGTTGGTAGTGATGCCATTTATACTGTGCCTCCGTAGCGTCCGCTGCCGTAATTGCCGAAACCATACAATACCGTGTCGGACGCATAAACGATATTGACCGGCTGACTGTTGGCTGTAAACACCGTTGAGCAGTCCAGAAAAGACTGCGTATCCTGACGGCCTGTATAACGAGCAGCAAACTGCTCGATGTAATACTGCTCTATGCCGCCGATGATGCGCCGCACGCACACATACACTTCATCCTCCGGCATTCCTCGAATCACACACACACTACTGAACTGCCCTTGATACGGCGTAAGCAGTAAGCCGCCCGTGACATGTTCGCTCCATGCGGAAACCTCTTCCTTCGGCTCATAGGTAAAAGACACCAAAGCGCCGTCCTGCCGTACAATCCACAAAATAGCATACGGCACCCGCTGGACAGCGATTTGCACAGGCAAAGAATCAAAAATATCATCCACCAGCAGAGTTGCATTGTCGGACTCATACCGCATGGTAGCATCCATCAGCCGCATTGAACGGAGTGTGCGGCCGCCCCCTTGAAAATAAAACAGGGTGTTGTTGAGATGGACGGGCTGCATCGAATTGCTGCCCAATGCAGACTGCACACGGCATCGCACATCATCCGGCGTGATTGGGTCGTCAATGTTGCTGGCAGATATTTTGTATTCTTTGTTGGCTGTTCCAACCACCAAGTATTCATCCGAAGCCATCCACTGAATATTGGATACATCGGAGTCTTCAATGGTAACAGTCACAGCATCGCTGTCGGTGTCGCCAGCAGTGAAATTCAGGAACCTGGATGAGGAGGAGCCCCAAAGGGTTTGGGGATTATTGCTGGTGGACGCAAACCATAAACGGTTTTCGTGGATTACCAGTGTTCTGGGGTACCCCCGATATGCATTAAACGCTCCTTCTGCCCACATCGATGTAGTAACCGCAGAGTCATCAGAATTATTGCTCAATACAGGCTGAATGACTGTAGCCGAGACGCTTGTGGGCGAGATATAGCCTGTAATCTTCACAATGCCGACATTGGTTTGGTCTTTTGCTGTCAGGACGGCTGAACCGCTGGACGATGAACTGGTGAATGTATAATACACATCATCGTCCAATTCATCTGATGTGTAAGCAGTGTTGGCCAAGAATGTGCGGTATTCCTGCCAAGCACCATTGCCTTGACGCCGCCAGATTTTGAAGGTGTTGGAGTTGACGGTCACATCAAACGAAAAAGACCCCTTAATCTTTATGCCCGTGCCCGTCGGCACAGCATTGGTGGTGTTGTCTGGTGTGGACATGGTGTTGTCTGGCCTTGTGTGCTTCAGCATCCACAGCGACCCCACATGCTGCGGCAGAAACGGCGCATTACCTGTGCCGCTGGCAGTCAGCGTGCCGATTGCCCCTGCGGGAAAGTAATGTCCACAACGGGCTATTCCGCCTGTGCGGGTAAAGCCCAGCAGGTATGTGTCTGTTGTGTTTTCGCCCAAAAAAGGCCCGCCGACCAAATTGGCTTCCTGAATAACCCAGCTGGCATCGCCGTATCGGGAAAGCGTATACGGCGGATAGTCTGGGTGGGTTAAATACAGCACATCACCGGACTGTGTGTAATGCAGCTGCCAAACATCATCAAGGGTGTATGGCGAAGCAATGGAATAAATCCCAGCCACAGTTCCGCCGCCTTTGTATTCCGAAAAATTGCTCCCATTCGTCCCATCCAGCGTAAACGCCGTGCTGCTGGTTTTTGTAATTGTCCATTCAGTGGCAAAATTGCCGGCGTAATTCAGCTCATCTGTGCCCAGCACATCCGCAAACCGCACAACATCGCCGGTCTGAAGCCCGTGTGCTTCTGTAGTGTCGACGGCAACCTTTGTATCAGGCAGCAGTGTAATAGAACTAATCGCCGTGCTGGGCAGCATAACCCTGTCGCAATTCTTGTAGAACCGAACAGCAAGGTCTGAAAATTCCAGCACCAGCGTATCGTCCGCAGAGAATTCAAAAGGAATCAGCCGGCAAGGGCCTTTAGCTTTGGCGATAAAGCGTGTCCCTGGCCGCTTGGTAATGCCGCCTGTGGACAGTGGGATAGCATTAACCAACTGGGAACATCCGTTGTAGTATTTGCTGATGTCCACACGGCCGTCAAGGTATGCCGAAAGTTTTCCGGCGTTAAATGTCGTTTTGATGGTCTGCATTACAATCCCCTCGCCCGTATCCAAGCGCTCTTCAAAAACGACTTAACCCTTCCCTGCTGTGCATCAATCGAACGGGCCTTTCGCATGGTAATTTTCTCAAACTCTTCAAGGAGGTCGTATCTGGCCCTTGGATTGTTTGAAAGACCGACGGCTACCTTGATAGCCAGCCGCTGACAAACGGCATCCAGCAGTTTTGGCGACCACATCGAAGTGTCGGTGAGGTTTTTGATGTATTCTATCTGCAGTACCGCATAATCTCCGCCGGTTGATGTGCAGTACTCTGCGGAGTCTGTTTCCCAGCTTGATGCTGTAAAACTGGTGTGCACGCTGTAGGTGTAGTCCGAATAAGTGATGTACTGCCCAGCCTGGTAAGTCTGGCCGACAACATAATCCAATGGCCGCTGTGCAGACAGCGTAAGGATTTTGCCGCCTTCAACCTCCCAATCCTGCGTGTCCATTGAGCCGTTGCCGATTCGCAGGACACGCAGACAGTCGGTAGGCAGGGCGAATGCATAGGTATAGCCGAATAGGGGTTCATCGGCTTCCTGCACAACAATGCTGCGTGTCTTGGCTTCATTCCATGCATGCTCAACCAGCACCTCTTTTACGGCATCGTCGTAATACCTATCGCACATCTCGTAGGGCTTGCTGCTGGTGTTGTTGGCATCAATCCAGTGCTCACCGATATATCCCAGTGCGCGGTTGCAGACAGCAATTTTAGCATCGGTCAAGGACATAGACTTCTCCATGCGGCAGCATGCGGCACGGCAGGTCAAAAGCCGCCGTGCCGCTTTGCCGCCTGGTTGTTAGGTTAATCCATTACATACAGCGTTGTCAGCGTCAGCACCACGTCGGCTGCCAAAGCCCCTGTGGCCGTCTTGATAGACACGGCCGTGTTGGATGTCAAGGGGGTCTGCGAGAAGGTATCCAGAGCTGGAATGAACAGTGCTACAGGCCCACTGGCAAGGTCTGTAATCGCCGCAGACGCCGTGGCTGCCGTTGTCCCCAGATAGATAGTACCGGTGGCAGTGGTCGAGCCGTTGTCGTCGCCCTGGAAGATAAACCCCACCACCCGAGCGCCCTTGGGGATTGTGCCCATCACAATGTCCGATCCCGCAGCAACCCCGCCGGTGGGTACTACATACTTATCGTATATCATCATAAGGGGATTGTGCCAAAGCTTGCTGATTTGGCCCGACATACTGCTGGATTTTGCTTGTGTCGAATTTACGCCATAATAAGTTGCCATTTAAGAATCCTCCTTTAGCTTCGGTTAGGAAGCAGTATTGGCACACTCAACCTTAATGACCATATTTTCGTTCCGGCGAATCGCTGCTGCCGCAAAGTCAGCCCGTATCTGCCAAGTATCGCCGACCAATTCAGCACGCTTATCAACAGCAAAGTTGGGGGCCGGAGATGTCGCTAAAACAATGCCCTCGGGTATATAGGCATAGCACTTAAACACAGAAGTATCACCGTCGAGGTCGCCGTTGGATGTCAGGGTAATCCCGTTGGTTTCAACAAAGTTGATTCCCATGTACCGGTTAATGCGGCCGTCAACCAAGGCTTCAACTTCCGAAGTGTTCTGGCCCTTGGCCTGCTGTTCACGCAGGAGATCGGATTTCTGGCGGAAGGTGCAGGCCAGATAAATGGGCACACCGTCAGGCACGCCCCAGCGGCTGAAGGTCTCACGAATCAAAATCAGCTTATCGGTTGACAAGCCTTTGGATGTCCCGCCTGCGGCACCGGCATAGGTGGTATCATGCACGATTACCGCACCCCCGCTGCCGATGGCAGTGTTGCTGAAGCTGTAAGAGGTCCCGCCTGGATTTTTGCCGCCGCTGACGGATGCTTCAAAAGCCGTAAGGATTACACCCCGCTTCAGCCGCTCGACGCCGTAAGCAAGAGATTTAATGAAGTCACCTGTGGGGTCAGACAGCAGGGCGATATTGTCCTGTCTGTCCACCAGTTTGGCATCATAGTACCAATTGGCAAACAGCCATCGTCTGCGCATATCATTGTCGGTGGTTTCGACTGTCGCAAACCTTGTGGTCTTCTGCTTCAGGTTCGAGATGCCGAAATCGTCGTACGACTGCTGTTCGCCGCGCAGAACATCGGTGGTCACCGTGCCTTCAAAGGGGTTTTTGCGTTCCTGGGGTACATGCAGACGGGCTGCATTGTAAGCATTGTAGAAAAGTGCCATGTAGTTGGGGTCAGACATGATAAAACTCCTTCGTTTTTTATGTTGTTAATCCGATGGCTGCTTTGGTTGTCCCAACAACGGGGCCGCAGCAATGATAGGGTCTGGGGCGATTAAGCTTGTCCAGTTAAGCCGTGCAACTCCAGGAATCGCCGGAATGCCGCCTGGTTTCCAGGATGCATCTTGTCGTTGAATTCCGGAGATGCCAGCAGTTTTTTCAATTCTTCTTCTCTGGACATCGCCGGTGCGTTTGTACGCACGCCCAACGTGTCCTCGGAAAGTTTTGTGCCCAATTTATACAGCATGCGAATCACCGCCGGATTGTCGGCCAAGCCGAGTTTTTCAAGCTCATCCATAATGCCCAGTTTTTCAGCCGCATGCTTGGCAGTGCTGAAATTGGATGCATAAGCGTCCTTCCATTCCTGCTTCAGCGCAATAGCGGCCTCCTCAATCTGCTTAAGGCGTGCCTGCTCATCAGCCTTGGCGGCCTCTGCGGCAGCATCCAGCTGGAATTGGACGAGGTCGTTGAACTGGGTGGTGGTGAGGTTTTTGGCGTGCGCAAACTTCTTAAAGCGCTCCACCAGCTGATTATCCATCTGCATCCCTTCAGGCACTTTGGCCTGCAGCTGGTACTTGTCCGGCGTATCGGGCCGGCCAAGCTTGGAGTAAATCTCATTTAAGGCGGAATCGTCCAGATTGTCTGGAATATTCAGCCTGCTCTTGTGTCCGCCAATAAAAGATTCCAGTTCTCGATAAGACTTAACAATATCTGCTACATTGGACCATTTTTTCGACAGCACGACATTGCGGACATCTTCAGGCATCATTTGATGGTTGGCAAATGTCCCATCTCCTGCGACCCATCCCTGTGCCGGACTTGCCGTTTGGGCAGCGGCTTGGCTTGTTTGCGCGTTTAATTCAGTCATTCGATTCCTTCCTGTTTAATTGCCATATAATCCGCAGAAAAACACTGCGTTTTCCTTCTCTAAAAAAAGTCGTCAAAGCGTTCGGCTGGGACTCTGAAGCACTGACGGCATCAGCACCGCAAAACCGGCTGATGTCAGCCAGCACACGCTGGCCGGCTTGGCCTGAAAAAACTGTCTTGTACGCCCGAGATAATTCATCCATCGCCTGCTTGGCTTTGCGATTGCGAACCTCTATCTCGTTCATAGAACCAGCCCCTCCAAAGAAGTACCCGAGAGGTTGCGAATAGCCTTTGAACCCTTCTCGGCCAGCTCAACCGTCTGCTGTGCCTGCTGGACCTGCTGGGCCTGCTGGCGAATCTGCTCAAGCTCACGCTGACTCCGCAGGCAGTCCGCCGGCACGCCGGCGTTAAGTGCAGACATTACAAAAGACTTGTCCAGATTGACATTGTCCAGAACGGGATACATAGCCTGATACGGCGACCATTTGGCCAGAGTCAGCTCAATAGCACTGGCCTGGAGGTTGCTCATGGCCAAAGACAGACGACCCTGATAAACAATCTGCAGGCCGTCTTCAGACGATACCGGCTCGGCCAGCCGCTTCTTGCTGCTGATTAAATCCAATGACCTCAAAATTAACGGATCCAGCATTTCCTTCTGCAGGCCTGAAATCATCGGGGCAATTAATACCTGTTTGTCCTCTATGCGGCGGGAGGCCTCGTAGGCGGTCATATTGCGGTACCGCTCCAGCACATCAAACATGTCCATAAAAAAGCCCTGCATAATCCCTTCCCGCTCCACTGCAATAGCTTCGGCGGTTAGCTGGGGGTTGGCTCCGGTCTGCAGGGGCCTGGGGTCGTCAGCCCCATGCCGCTTGACGATAATATCGCCTGGGCCGGTGGAAGGCTGGCCGATAACACTGTCGTCTTCCACAATCAGGGCTGGACAGGACTGCAGCTCACAGGACATCACGAAAGTTCGCCGCATGCTATTGAGCATCTTGATGTCCGGCAAAAGCTCAATCGCAGGCGAACGCCCCATCAATTCATTGGGCGAGCGGTCAAACCGCCCAATGCGATACGGCATGGAATCAAATCCGCCTTTACGAAGCACCGCTTCAGCCTCCGCATCCAGCCAGACAGAAGCAAACCGCTGACCTTTGGCATCCACCTTCGTGATGTCATAGTCCGTGCGGGGAAAAACGCAGTGCACAACCTCATACTTGGCGTTGTCATCCGGCGTGTCAGCCAGCCGCCTCTGCTTGTCTGGTGGGAGCATATCAGCACCAAACTCCTGCGCCATCTGCCGCAGGGTGAAAAACTCCCTCCGAAAAACAGTGTCAATCCGGCCCTTGGAGTCTTCTTCAAAGAAGATGTTGCCGATTGGATAGCTGCGGAACAAAAGCCCGTCATCCAGCCATTCTACTGATATGGCGCCTGTGCCGAACACCACCATCGAGCGGATGGTGTTGAACATCTCCCGCTGGAAGTTGCTCCGCCATATCTCTGAATGCAGAACTTGCGAAGCCGCCGCCAGACGACGCTGGACATCTCTGGAGTTGGCATCCTGCTCCTTAGCCGGCCTGAACTCAAACCACTTCGTGCCCATCGGCATCATCCAGCCAAAAATGCCGGAGGTCATCCGCACGGAAGCCTTAATGGCGGTCGAGTCGGAAATGTCAACCGTCAGCACTCTGCCTTCGGCAGATTCGTCCGGCACAGACCGCACTACAGAGCAGGCATCCGGCCAGACATACCGAGCTACCTCTGAAAAGGTATTATCCCAGGCCTGGCGTGCTGTCTTGGCTTGGGCATAACGGGACAACAGTGTTTTGATTGCAGATTTTTCCATCTTACTCGCCCAACCGCTTCTTTAGCACCTGCGATATGCCGTATAAAAGGTTTTCCTGTCTGCCGGCGTTTGCGTACTTCCGCTGCATCCTCCGCCGAATCTCCTCTTTGTCCTCAGTTACTGTCTGCGGGGGCTCTTTCACCTCCGGAACATGAACGCTCCCGCCGCCGCCGAATGCACTGCTCATAAGGCCTCCTATACATAAAAGGTGTTCTTGACTCTGCGAAACCTGCGGACGCTTGGGTGCCCGTCCGACAGAGAAACCACAGAACTCCGCATGCACGCCAGTAAAAAATAAAGCGTGGCGTGAAAATAATGGTCATCGCCCAGCTTTACCCACTTCGGCTTGGCCAAACCGGTGTCGGGGTTGGTAATCAATGTCTTGGCCGTCTGGGTCATTTGACGGGCGTATTCCTTAATGTCGCCGGATAAACGTGGAATCCGAATCCGGCTGGAAGCAAACAAATCATAAACCTTGTCGCACATCTCATTGCGGTTGCACTTGACAACCCCCGTCTTGGCATCAAACTTGGGCTCTCCAGGCATCTGCTCGGAATAATGACACCGATATACCGTGTAGGGCTCTTCCCGCTGAAACTTGCGGGAAGCGTGGATGTCCGGCATGGCATCCAGCACGCACAGCTTTACCCTCATCTGCTTGGCAACCTCGTGCAGATGCCCAAAATCCTCAGCCGTGCCGACCCTCAAAACCGTGTAATGCTCCGTGCCCGTACGCACGCCTACAACATAATGAAGCACATCGCCGACATCTGCACCCATTACAGTGTCAACACTCGAGGTATACTGCATCAAATCCAGACAGCAGCGCTCATAAATATCCTTGTCAGTCAGCTGGTTGTTGGCCTCTACTGAAGCAATGCCCAAAACAGACCGCATAAACTCACATCGGGCCGCGCCCTCGCTGTTGTGATACCTCAGCATGTCAGCTTCAAGGTCAGCACGTGGACTCAACAAGCCGTCCACCCAAAAGCCCGCCTCCGGACGGTCGGGATAATCAGCCTCCCAGTGCCCATCCTGAACAAAAACCTCAGCCCCGCAGTGCACACAGCTGCGCCGCCAGCGGCCGTCAACCCTGCGAATGGAGTCCGGAAAATGCTCCACAAGACAGGTGTGCCTGCCACAGGAACGGCACTTGATATGCCATTTGTACTGCGTCGAACGCTCGTAACAAGCATCTATGCCGTAACCTGGATAAGTCGGCGAGGCAAAATTGCACTCCAGCTTCAGCTCGGAATCCCGAATCCGCTGACGGCTCAGCTCAACCATGTCCTCATCCATCAAATCCAGCTCGTCCCGCAAAACACAATCGCAAGGAATCGAACGCAGACTCGGCGAATCCTTCGTGTTCGTCCCGCCAACACGCTGGGGCTGAGCGCCGACAAAGTAAATGCTCCGGCCAGCTATGGTCTTCAACGCCGCTGTGTTGACAGAAACATACCGCCGAAGCCATAAATTACAATCCAAAAGGGGGTCAAAACTTATCCTGGATAAAGCCTCAACCTGCTTAACAGTCGGCATCATGTACAAAACATTCTGCTTGTATCGCCCATATAAGCAGGCATGCACCTGCTCCAAAAACTTCAGCGTCGTGCACCTCACCTGCGCCCCCTTCTTAATGTGAACTACACGCTCCCTGCGGTGCACAAGGTCAACCAGGTACGGCGTGCCATCCAGCGAAAAAGGTATCCCCTCCCTAACCATCAGCTTGTTGTATACACACCAGCTTATACAGTCCACAGCCGACAGCCGCTGGATTACATCATTCACACTCGCTTCTTCTTCTTTTTTAGGTCTATTGCCGATAAGCCTTGTCCTATTGCTGAAAAGCCTAAAAGTCCGGACGTGGATAGGTACTGCCTGCATCCCCCCACCCCCTTGTCC